CTGTCCAAAAATTACTAGATTGTGTTGAATCTCTACCTATCGTGTGATTAGCAAAACTGCTTACATTTGGTTGCATAACAAAATTTTGAGGTAAAGTATTTGAATATGTTAATGCTTGTTCAGTTCCATTTACAAATAATTTACAACCATTAGTACCACCTGATGTATCGTAGTTAAATACAAAATTAGTCCAAGCAGCAACATCTCTGTAAACTCTATCTAAAGTTGTTGTTCCATCTATGTCAACGCTTTCCGAATCATTTCTAATTTGAAAAATAAATTCATCGTTGTTTGCTAATTGTAATCCAAATCTTTTTACTGAGCTATCAGCTTGATGAACAAATACTTGAGACTCATCAGGGAATTTGTCTCTTTTAAACCAAAAAGAAAATGTTCCTTTTTTATCGTTGGTTGAGGTTGCACTTGGATTATTTCTTTGTAAAAAATTATCTCCATTAAATCTTAATGAATTATCAATATCATATCCTGTATCTTTGACAGAATTAGTCGCTAAAATTAACGGGGCAGTCATTAGTTCTCCAATCTTGGAAATTCACCTAATGGTCTTGCAATAGTATCGTCATCTTGTTGTGTGTATGTAAATAAAGCTTGTAACGCATCTACGTCACTTGCACCATTTATAGAAGTTTCCATCTCATTTGATTTTGCTCTAACATTAGTTCTAAATGTTGTAACATTACTCGGTACACTATAGTCAGCTACTTCTGTTGCTTTAATCACGTACCAATCTGTAGGGGATAATAAATTAGATGCTTGTTTTTTTATATCTTCAATTTTAATATTTTTTAAACCTTGTATTTTTACTTCACCAACAGATTTATCATCAGGCATTAAACCATCATCACTATCCTGTTGTGTCCATAAACTATCTTCTAATTGTTTTGCAGTGGCAGTTCCCCATGATTCTGTGACTTGACCATCTGCAAATGTGTAAGATGAATTTGTATTGATGTAATACTCTGGGTCTTTAAAATTTGTTGAATCAGTAACCACTTCATATACACCAATCGCTTCTTTTTCAGCTTTTGACCATAGCTGAAATATTTTAGCAGGGTATCTTACATCTCCTATCACGATTGATTTAGGACGTGTTATAATTTCTGTAATATTATTATCTTGTACTATTGCATGCATATCTTAACTTTCACTTAAATTTAATGTTCTACCTACTTCTTGCCATACTGTTCCATTGTATCTAAACACAAGAATATCTGTTTTACCATCTGTTGATGTAAATGTTGGTGCAGTCGAAGCTGCAAACTCAAATACTGTATTAAAGGCAATCGTATGACTTCCGTTGTAATTAATCTCTAAACAAATAAATGAACCTTCAATATTATTAGTTGGTGCAGAAAAAGTAGTGTTCTCTGTTGTTAGATGAAAAGCGTTTGGTTTAGCTTGTGCATCCCAAGCAACCGCATTAGATGATGACGTTAATGCTTGTTGAGGAATATACGCTATATCGTTAAATTTAATTGCACCTGTTCCGTTTGTTGAAACATTTATATCTCCATTAGCTCCATCAGCTAAAGTTATGTTTCCAGCGTTTGTGCCATTGTTTGTATTTAAAATTAAATCACCAGTTCCTTGAGTTGTTAATGTTGCATCAGCATTGTTGTCACCGATTTGAACTGTATCAGCTTGTAAAGTAACATCTCCTGTTCCGTTTGGTGTAAGATCAATATTTCCATTAGCACCATCTGTAATCGTAATTGTTCCAGAGTTAGTTCCTGAGTTTGTATCTAAAATAAGATTGTGAGCGCCACTAGATGTTATCGTAGCATCGGCTGATCCAGTCCCTACTTTAGTTTCACCAGTTCCTTTTGGAATTAAAGCGATATCAATATTAGAATCTCCACCAGTTGCAGATATACTAGGTGCATTACCTGTTGCTGCATTTGTAACATCAAATTGGTTTACTGCGGATGAAGTTGTTTGAAATACTATTTGTTCATTTCCATTTTCATCGTTAATTCCGTGCGCATCATCAAAAGCTATATTAAAACTGTTAGTATCTAAATCACCACCCAATTGCGGAGATGTGTCCGCAGAAACTTCTGATATACCTGTTCCGATTGCAAGAGTTTTAATATCTGGATTTGTGCCATCATTAGCTGCAGCAAAAACAATCTTGTCTCCCTTATCTGTTGCAGAAAAAGTAAATGTAGATCCCGAACCACTTGCATATTTAAATTGCACAGTGTGAGAGCCTGAAGTTGAATTTCTTAAAATATAAAAATTTTGAACATCTAAAGGTATTGTAACAATCTGATTACCTGAAATTGTACCAGTAAATTCGATCATTCTGTGACCTGCAACATCACCAGTTCCAGAATCGGAAATAGTTAAAGCTGTAGTTTGTGCACCACCTGCAATTGATTGTTGTGTAAATCCACCAGCTATTTGTTCAATAAGTTGTAAATTAACATTAGTTTTTGATCCCCATGTACCGGCGTTCTCACCAGTTGCTTGAAGTTCAACACCTAAAGGCGTAAATGTAGATGCCATAAATTTTATCTCCTATGCAGCGTCACTATAACTTGTATTTGATCCAGTTGCAACATCTGAATACGAACTATTTGATCCTGTTGATTGATCAGAATAGGACGAATTTGATCCTGTTGATGCATCACTATACGATGTATTTGATCCGGTTGCAACCCCAGAAAAACTACTATTTGATCCTGTGCTTATATTTTCAAAAGCCTCAACACCACCCTCTCCTTGTAAAGCATTAATGGCGTCTAAACTTAAACCTACAACATCTGCTGGAGTAATAGAACCAACACTCATTGTTGAAGATACACCAGTTAATCCCATAACATCTGCAGGAGTTAAAGAACCTACAGATGAGGTTGCAGTGACGCCAGTTAAATCAACAAGACTAATAGGACCAACTTCTACAGATCCAACACTTGCTGTTGAGGATATACCAGTTATTTCTGCTGGTCCAAATTCTAAACCTAATGTTCCAAGACTGACGGTAGAGGATACTCCTGAAATAGATGCTGGTCCAAACTCTAAACCTAAAGTTCCAAGACTAGCTGTAGTTGATTGTCCTGTAAGCGCTGGTGTTGAATCTAGTTTAATAGTCGTAGAACCAACACTTGTTGTAGCCGCTTGACCAGTTAAACCAACAACATCTGCAGGAGCTAGAGAACCCACGCTTGCAGTTGCTGCTCTACCCACTAAAGCAATAACTTGATCAGGAGATTCACCCCACGAATTATCGTTCCAACCATCTCTACCCCAACCAACTAATGTACCTGAATAAGATAAAGTTGGAGTTGCAAAAGAAGCTTCGACCCCGGTTACAGGAACACCTCGTTCAGCGTCTACACTAACCGTACCAATACTAGTGGTCATAGAGTGATTAGCACCAATCATCTCTAATAAATATGTAAATGCTGGTGTTATAGAACCAGGAGACGCAGTTGCTTCTAACCCTGTTATAGAAACAGTTTCGTCTCTTCCTTCGCCCCAGTCAGCATCATTCCAGGCTAGTCTTCCCCAACCTGTTTCGTTAAACTCTTCTGAATTACCTAAAGATGTAGTAGCAGATAGACCAGTAGGTGTAACTATTACATCACCTAATTCATTCCACTCGTTTTCGCCCCAAGATCGAGCACCCCATCCTTGTAATAAAACTGTTGAACCGCCCCACTGAGATTGATCCCAGGTTAACCGGCCCCATCCTGAAGTCACCGACATGGGTGGCCTCCTATGCTATTCTGATTATTGCGTTACTTGCGTCTGCTGTTGGAAATTGAATTGTAAATGTTCCGCTAGATACTGTTTTGTCACCACCAAAAGCGATAACAGCAACAGCTTTGTTAGACTGAGAAGAATTATAAATTAGTGCACCATTAGCTGTAAAAGAAGCTGATGTAAAACTGACGTCAGCAAAATCACATATCGCTGTTGTTCCTGAAGTTGTTGGTGTAACACTTGTAAGAGTCGCGCCACCTGAACTGTATGCAGATCCAGATGTATTTGAAATTTCATTTGATGTTGAAAATGCAGTTGTTGCTGCACCTAAAGATGCATCACTTGTATATAAAGCTATTTTAAAAGTATCCCCACTAGACGCAGTAAGATTGTGCGTTCCAACTAAAATTTCTTGTTTAAAACTTGTGCAAATTGCTGATGATATTGCCATAATTAATCTCCTATTACGGTGAAGATGACTCGATTTTAAATCTGACAGTTCCGTCAGTGTAATCATCTCGTCTTCTTCGACCAGTTTGCTCAATTGCAAACTTCTGTACTTCTTGTTTATATTTATTTTCGTATAAAGTCAACATATCTACTGGACCTTTTAAAAACCCGTATGCCTCTGATAAACAGCAATATAATAGTCCATTTGGAAAATTAAGACTAATATAATTAGTATCATCGTTTTCTAATAGTGCAGGCATTGCATTATAATGAACTCTAAATTTGTATGTAGCATCTGGAGTTGGAGCTACAAATATTCTACCAGATGTAGTATCAGATTCTCCTGTAGCACCACCAAACATAGCATAGTATTTAGGTTGACCTCTTTTAGCGGATTCTGTTGATGGAATATACTCTTGTAAATACGTTACGTCTTTTTTTTCTAACCAAACGTTAGCACCAGTTGTAGCTGAAGTTGAATCATATACTTGTATGCCTCTTATAAAAACTGCTCCTGCTGGCGCATTTATTGATTCTTGTCCAACCACTAAATTTCCGATTTGTTGTTTTCTATCTGCATCAATAGGGACATCTCTAAAAATTCTATACTGCGCATTTAAAATAATATTTTCTAACACACTATCTGATAAAACAGTTGAATCTACTTCTGTGTAACTTCTTATTTGTGTTTTTAATCCTGATGCACTTAATCCAGCCATTACTCAGTTTCCTTTTTATGTTTTAAACGTATCTTTTTTTGTTTTGCAGTTTCTTCTACAACTAAAACTTTTTCTGGACATGCACATTGTTTAATACCAAATAGTTTAGAAATAAATTTTTTAATAATTTTAATCATGCGCTTAACGTGACTGGTCCTACTGAACAACCAAGTCCTCCTCCTTTAATCCCACCAATTGTAGCAGTATCTGTATCAACTGTAAAATGAAAAAAATTTGCAACCGAATAATCACTAGTGTTTCTAGCACCATCTTTATACACGCCTGTTGTAATTGCATAACCAGCTGCTTTTGCAATATTAGCTCCTGTTATGCCATCAAAATCTGAAGGATTTGCAAATTGAAAAGTTCCGCCACTAACAGTAGTAGCTAAAGGAGGCCCTCTAAATCTATATGTTGTTCCATTTGTTAAACCATGTCCTGGTGCAGTTACATTTATTATTCTTGAGCCTGATGAAACAGTTTCAAATCCATTTTCTGGTATGGAATAGGGAACATCACTTTCTGTTCTAGCAACTCTTACATTTCTTATTGAGACTGCATCAGCGCTAGATGGTCTAGGTTCTAATTGTGGTTGCTTTGGTTCAAATTCAGAAACATGCACAATAGATCCATTCCATTCTCTAACCATTTCTCTATATGGAAACTCTAAACCAGATCTATCTGATATTGCTTTTGCGTATTTTCCGGTTGCGTATTTTGGCATTATGCTCCTGGGTAGTAAACTTTTGGTGTAATATAAGTACTAGATGCTGAACCATCTTCAGCTAAAGCTCTAGCTAATTCATCCTCATAAAATAATTTCATAGCCTGTAATCTTTCAGGTGCATATTTTTGTGCTAAATAATATGCAAGTCCGGCCGTCATACAAGGAACAAATCTAAATGGCACATCTGTTGCATTTGTATAATCTCCTGCATCTTGAATTCTTTTTATATAATAGAAATGCATATCTTTAGACGCATTAGTTGAATCTGGTGTTGGATAAATTTGAATACTAACATGATCAACAAATCTCTGTACAAAATATTGATTGGGTGTGCCTTTAGAAAGTTTATTTGAAAAACCTGCATAAGTAGATCTATCTACTTTTGTCATCGGCGAATCTGATTGTGTAGTTTGAGTTCTATTAGATCTTAATTGTGCTTCAAGAATATCTGATATACCATATACTCCATTTGGAGTTGACGTTGCACTTGTCCCATCAGAACTAGCTCTAAAAAATTTATATTCTGCTTGTCCTTCAATTAAATCTAAATCAAGTTCATCTATTTCCCAATAATGAATACCTCTATTACCCCATTCTTGAAACAAGATATTAAGAGATCGTCTTGCAGATTTAAGTTGATAACCTGCAACATTTCTTAATCCAATACGTTCAAAAGCATCTTCTATTATTTCA